CTCCTGAGTTTAGTGTGTCTTTCACGTCCTTTGAATGGTGGTCATCCACAGAGTAGGCTCGAAGCTCTGCCTCTGGAAGAAGAGCGGTCTTCTCCGCACTCTGTTTATGCAAGTGAGTTCTTGCTCCATTTGAATAGTTGGATCTACAAAGCGAGTTCTTCGATAGCGGTACTAAGAGTGTGAACCCCAGCTGCGGCCATACCATAGGGCCCCGGCAACACGGACATGTTTCCAGACATCGTTTTGATTATCTGAAGAACACGCCGCCAAAAGCTCTCATTGTCAGTAAAAGCCACTCCCACCGGCAACTCATTGATGACCTTGCGATAAAGCAAGATAGCCATAGGGTCACAGGGTGAGAAGGTTTGATACTCGTACAAGTTCGAGCCAGGCAGGACCTGGTATTCAACGCATGTCCAGGTCTTAATAATACAGGTGTTTGAGTTATTGGCACCTATGCCAGAAACCTTAACTACCAAGGAATCAAACCCGTTATCCAACCCAGGAAGACAGGTTATCCCGTCTGAAGCCAGCTGACCGAATGTCCCAGCTGTAGCTAAATTCGTGGGGAGAAGGGCGATTCTTTCGATTATTGAGGAGAAATTAAATTGCGCGTCCTTATTGTAACAAGCAGTGTACACCCCTAAATTAAAGGGGCCTGTATACTGATTGGAATTTGTGGAAGTACAACCTTGGAGGCCGACGATCGAATAAAGATCACCTGCGTCCGTGGTATTTCTAATTTCTAGTGATAGGGGCATTTTCCAGGATTGTATGCTACCAGTCCATGTCATCTGATTAGTAGTAGGCACAAGTTCGATATGATTCGAAACGTGCCTAAACTTGGTGACTATGTTGGCGGCTTGATTTCCAGCAGCAGCTCCGAACATCGCAAAGGCGTCGGCGTAGTGCACGGCTGTAAAAACCGTATTAGCAGCTACCCCAGCACCCGGCGCCACGGCTGTCTTAAAATAGGCAACACCTGGTACAGGTGCCAATATATAGTAGACATCCAAATTGGCGGCAAAAGTTTCGGAATTGACAAGCCGATGCTTCTTAACAAGACTATTTCCTTCGAAATGGTCAGGTACACCTTGAATCTTAACACTGTCAAAGTCTGGTGGGGCAAAGGCACATTTTAAAAATGCCATGCCCGCGGCTGAGACGCGTGCTGACCTCAAGATATTAGAGGCACTTTTAAGTCTTTGCTTCTGGATGGCTCCGGAGGAAACTCCGGGAGCCTGTATCTCTGGATAAACCCCCATACTCCTGTATGGGGTATTTGCTCGAGACCGCTTTCGAGATCTCTTTGCTTTGGATTGCTGTTGTTGAGGCTGTGCAATCTTAGCAGCCTTGGTTTTGCGGGAATTATTCATCTTCTTCTAGGGATAATAAATACTTTTCAGTATCATAATGAGGCCCCTCCACCTCATAAAATCCCGTCGCCTCGATTTGAGCAAGAATACTCTCGTAATCAGGATGAGTTCCGAGTTCCTCAGCCAACTGCAACATAGTCAGCCTATATTCTAGGTAATTACTATGTTGGTGGTGGAGCACATTCATAATCATCTTTTCCGCGTTAACCGCGTAGGTCACTTGAGGGCCATATTCGTGGCTGCAGAATTCGAAGCGGTCTGTCACCGGGGCGTAGTCTTTAATAACTATACCAAATTTGATATACTTATTAAAAGCATCGTCAACCATGTGTTCGACCGTGTCATCACCAGCGGCGATAACCTTACGAGATCCAACCAAATCGGCTACGCGAACTCGCATAAAGGAGTTTCCTCGACTTGTACGCAATTTCCCTGAATTGACTATCCCTTTAAAGGTCGGCATTACCATAACTCCATCTGAGAATTGGTAAATGCTCTCGGACTCTAGGAAAGCTTTCGCTCTCAACAGATGAGCCCACTCCTTGCCAGGGTTGTCACACAATTTGATCATACCTTCAGCTTCGTCTCTTATCATCCACGCCTTAACGTTCATATCCCAACCGGATACGTCTGCATAGCACATTTGCAAACCGCAGTTCATGATGTCATCATAAACCACTCTGTTGTCGTGCTGTGTAAAACCTATACCAGGTTTGGACGGAATAGAATGCCAATTCATAATCTCCAACTTACACACATGACGAGACAACAACATCTCTATCATCTTATCGGTGAGTGAAACTGACATAATTAACCGAACACGGCCTTCTTTGATTTTCGCCATTTTATGGGGTTCGTTTTTAACGAAAACCCTAACTGGGTCCATCAATCCTCGGTCGAGTCGCTCCTTCCTTCCCATGACGCTAAGCTCTTTCAAATCGATGGCCAAAATCCTCTCAATTCTATCAAGTACTTCATCATTAAGCCGTTCGCCCATCCTCTTAAGATAGACGTCATTGCGGTTAACTACCAAAGCACAGGGGGAGCCTGGGCTCGCCTCTGGTTTGACGTAATTGATATACTCTGAGATGGTTTTTGACCACTTCTCTCTGTCGTAGCTTTCGAGAAACGTAGGATTATCATATCTTATATACTGTGGCAAAATTCTGAGGTCAGATGCTTCAATTTCAGCAGGCGTAGGTTCATGGCTGTTTTCTATGTGTTTGTCTACCTGTAATCTGAAACTTACTTTTTCTGCTTCAGCATTTCGACTAGGCCAGGCATAGTTTGTAAAACGTTGATTAATGCTGCATAATCGTTTCCAGTACTCACTTTCCTCCCTCTGTTGCTGGTTGCCATCAAAGGTGCACTTGGATCTGCCGATCTCGATGCTCTTTTCTGAAAACTTTGTTTCTGAGGTGTACTCGTAATAGTTTCCCCAGCGTGAGCTGGGGTCTTCGAGTTTAAAGGAACCGCAGGAGCAGGTGGGGCAACATGTACTAACGCTGTCTGTGCAACGGTTTCCTTGTTCCTATTCCTCCTTTTCCTAGCTTTAGCGGGCTGAACTGGAGCGACGCTCACGGTTACAACCCCACTCTGCACTTCCCCGTTTCCTGGCGATGTAACAACAAATTTGGAATCCGGCTTTTGGCATACAATCGTTTGATCAATTATACGCGCTTTTGTTTCAGATTCATACCCATAAGGGTTTGGAGGACTGCTAGCAGTAAGCTTTTGAACATCGTGTTTATCCATAGTTAAAGAAGGGAAAATGCTACTTTGCATCTTCTCCCTAATTTCTGCAACTATTCTATCACTTTGTTTTTCCAGAAACTGACACACGAGCCGCGCTACTTCACTCTCTTGATTAAAAGCCTCAACGGGTTTGACTATCTTATCAACAATCTCTCCTGGAAGCCTCTCAGCAAGTTGTTCCTGTATGGCGGGTAATTCCTTCTTGCGCAAAATGATGTCCTGCTTCTTGAGTTTCTCAAGAGCGAATCCACACTTTGAACAAGTATAGGCACGCTTAACGTGTATGCAATTACATTTACTGCAAGTCCAAGGACTTTCCTTACGGAAAACTCCAACCTTAATTTGTTTGTTTACATGACCACCTGTCCGACCTGTATTCGATACATATTCCATATAGTATTCGTCTGTGGTTTCTTGCGTGCGATCTTCGATTAAGTTCATTTGTCCTGCCCAGTCTAATCCAGCTAGTTCACCATCATCTTCGAGTTTCTTCGCAAAGAATACTCTAAAATAATCTTCAATTTGTGCTCTTTCTGCGATTTCCGGGTCATCTGTTTCACCTAAATCGAGTTCTGGTTGCTCAAATCCTTCAGCCCATTGGTTGGCTATATCTTCGTTCGTAGGAGATTCCTTACGTACTTTACGAAAAGCCAGCGGTATAACACCAACATTCCTTTTGGATATCATGTCACTCTCGACATGAACTCCAATAATGTTGCCATGGGTATCCGTTATAGGAGCACCAGACGTACCAGGTGTGGTACTCGCCGCATAGGTAACGAAATACGGTTTCGTTTCACTTGCGTACAAAGCTGCACTGGATAAACAAGGACGCTCATTAACTCCGTCTTCCTTATAAAGTTGATATATGGTTATGGGTTCTCTAGCCTGTACTCGCGGGGTCCATTTACCCACTTTGAGTCCTAGCACAGAAAACGCACATGAAGGTAACTCCATGATTACGTAATCCATATGTTCGGAGCGTGAAGCACTTAAAATTCTAGCACTTGGCAAACTATCCAATCTAACTGTAATTTTTCCTTTCCTCAAGTTAATGATAGCTCCTCGGTTGTATTCTAAAACGTGATACGCTGTTAGTATGCAATCCTTGCCTTCATAACGAATACGAGAAAAATGTCCAACTGTGTTGCCATCTACATCGAATTGTCCTTGAAAGTCGGGTAACTTATCAACCTTGTATAACTTCGAACCGCTAAGAATAGTTTCCTTAACAATTGCTCCCCCCACGCTATCTCGCTTGGTGGTGGGGACCGATTGAAGGGTCAACAAATCTTGGGTGAGTGTTTCAGGGTTGAAATATACCCGCTTATTATTTCCAGCGTCCATGTATATTCCGTAATTGTCAACATGCAAGTTTGAATGAATCCTAACAATGGGTTGTATCATTTCTTGCATTTCTCCTTGTGTGAAGACCATGTTTTCCAAATCAAATTTGGCACGTTTACGTCTTATATATGCATTGCGTATCTTTACGAATGGGTGCATGGCACAAAGTGTCATCATGCACGCACTATTCTTAACGATTACGAACAAAGGCCTAAATAGAAATAATACGCAACTGATCAATCCATCACATACTGCGTTGACGAATACTAAACCATACTTGGATATAATTCGCACTAAACCACGGAAAAAGAAATAAGTGGGCGCTAAAAGCCTGACAAGAAGCGTTATGATCAATAATACAATCATAAATGCAACTACTATACCTAATTTAGTTTTACCCAAGCGATAAATCAAATCCTCAAATTCAACGGCAAGCTCTCGTGCAAATTCATGCACCGCAGTTGTCCCGAAATTTGTGAAATTTGACAAAATAGCTCTTGACTTAATACCAGTAATAATAACGTCAAACATATATTCAGCTGAGCCTTCAACAGTGGCATTAATTACAGTGTCCACACCTGTACGCACGGATTCCTCAACGTGTTCCACGGCAGTTTGCATATAATCAGCGACTTTGTTGCCTGCATACTGATATGCTTTAGCTTTCTTCGCCCATTCATCTCTGTTTCCCCAGGCAGGAGCAAAAACTCTTCTTTTGTCCCTGACTAGCTTCCCACCCACTGAATTACGGTGCATGTCACCATAGGCGCTGCTTATTAGGCCTGGCGCCGGAGTCATAGACTCGTGGAATGGTATCGACACACCAACAGGTGTGGTGGGGTAAACGCGATTCGCACTTGCGCTCGCGCCCAGCGTTCCAACAAAACACAACAAGACCATCAATCTGATTGTCGCTTGATAATGTGTGCCGGACAGCACCTGCAAGACCTCTCTCTTGCCAGGGCACATTCTCATGTCGCCGGTATAACCG